TCTTTATAGTAGGGACATTTACAATGACAGTGTTGAAAAGAGGAGGTACGGTTTCCGTATATCCGATAGATGGGGTAGGCCTCATCTACCAAAGGACAAGGGTCTGGGTCCCCACACAGGAAGAACAGGGGTTCTGGCTCAAAGGAGTTACAATAGGAATAATCTTCGTTTTCATAGTCTTCCAATGGGATGACGTAGATGGTGACATCGACCCCATGGACATGGACAATGACAGCGATCTAAACACACAGTTACATGGCGGTTAACGTACAATACCTGGAGAAAAAAGGACTTGAACCATATGATCTGTTCGTAATGGAACTGATCGGCCAAAACACATCGGAGGACATGACAGAATCATTGATCATGTACCTCAATGACGCATGTCTGAAAAGACTCATGGCGTTGGAATTGCTGGACACGGTCAAGCAAAAAAGGAAGAGCGACCACGATTTCAGAAGATTAAGGCTCAATAAAAAAGGCAGGGGCATCCTTCTTGATGGTAGGAAACCTGGCTATACAGAGGAGGACGGAGCTCTTTTCGAGCACCTGACCAAACTCTATGAGAAGGTCGAGAAACCTCTTGGTAACCCTGAAAAAGTCAAGGAACTTTTGGCGTGGTTCAGGGAGGAGAGCGGGTACACCCGTAAACAGATCTTCATCGCCATACGTTACTACACTAGGGTAAACGAGGAGATAGAGGGTGGCAGGTACATCCCTTCGCTAGAAAACCTTCTGTGGAAGGCCAGCAATGTGTTCGCCACCAAGTGGAAGCTGTCCGACAGTAAACTATATCAATTCATCAATGAAAATAAAGCGATATTAAATGCCAATAGTTCAGGTAAAAAAGCTGATAAACAAGGAGGTACGCCAACTAAATAAGTACCAAAAGGGAGAGATCAAGACCGTACAGACGGGTAGGCCCCACCTTGATGACACACTCACTGGACTTCTTCCAGGGGATATTGTCGTGGTAGCAGGGGCCTCTGGTGCTGGTAAGACCTTTGAATTGCAGACCGTCCGTGAGAACATCATGGACAAGGATCTCAACCCCTTTTCAGAGAACTATGTGTTCTTGGACTACTCCTTTGAGATGAAACTGTTCAACCTTGTATTGAGGGGGTTGAATAAACACTTGAACAAACCCAAGAAAGAAATACTGTTGGAGGAGTTTGACGATAAAGAAAAAGAACTTGCCAGTAGGTACATCGACACCCTTAGGGACGACAGGTTCTATATAGAGGAAAACCCGTGCACAGCCGAGCAGTTCTACAAACAGACAAAGGAATTCCTTGATCAGCACAAGGACAAGGAACGTGTGTTCGTGGCAGTTGACCACATGGCACTGTTCAAAAACGGTACGGGAGGTAAAAAAGATGCTGTGGATGCGGCGGGGGAAGCCATCAACCAATTGAAAAGGGAGTACGACAATGCCATTTTCCTGCTATTATCACAGCTTAACAGGTCCATACTTAGTAGGATAGCCGAGAACGACAGTAATTCGGCCCCTAACAGATCCGACCTTTACCAATCTGACACCATGTTCCACTTAGCGGATTACCTTGTAGTGGTGCAAAATCCGCACAGGTTGGGTATATCCGAGTACATGAAGGTAAGGCCAGAAAGATATCCTTACCTGACCGAGCACTTTACGGAGCCCACTGGCAGGTCCCAAAAGGTATCGTTCCATACATTGGGCCGTATCTTCTATCACGTACTCAAGGTAAGGGAGGGTGAAGTCGTGTTCGATGACATCTTTATCGAGAATGTGGATTTCTCCAATGCTGACAGGTTTGCGGAGGACACCATAGAGGTGATGGACGACGATGAATTTTTGAAGATAACGTTCGACGAGGACGAGGAAGACGATAATAAATTTTAATTATGAAGATAGTCTGTTATTACAATAAGAACCTAAAAATGTCCGAGGGCAAATTGGCAGCTCAGGTAGGGCATGTATGTAAGGAACTGGGTAAAGTATTATGGTACCAATTTGGGGATCCCCCAAGAACTGAAGATACCATAGTGGTACTTGGCCTTAGACAAAACAAATTCACTGAAATGGTCAATGAAGTATCCAGAACCAGAGGGTTTTTCCATATACAAAAGGATCTGGGACTTACCGAAGTTGAAAAAGGGACTATAACGGCCTTCGGCTATATAGAGGAGTAGTTATGAGAAAAACAAGTTTGATCAACCAAGCACAGCACCATGTCTTCAAGAAAGGGGACATAATCAGATTTGATATGCCTCCAATGACATCGGGGGAATATCTGGCGAAAGTATACCATGATCCTGTCTATGGTTTTTATATAGATGCGGAACATGATTGGTTTAGTGGTTGTAGGGATTGGACGGCCTACAACATACACAGTGACGGATGTCCAGATTGGTTAAAAGAGGAATACAAAAAACTTAAATAATGGGAGATATTGAAGTAGATAAGTGTGATTTCTGCCACCAGACAAAGCAGGTGGAGAGAACTTACTTGAGACCTAGTAAGTACCAGAAACCAAAAGACCCAGTGGAGTCCAGCAAACTCTACAACGAGGGTAATTACTTTATCATCGTGAAGACCTGCGGGGATTGCGGTAAACCAAAAGAGTAGTTATGATAACGGTACTGGACAATTTAAAACCAAAGGCCCGTAAGGAACACAAATGTAATTTTTGTAACGGCACCATAAGGAAAGGTGAGGTATACGAAAAACAGACCTGTGTACATGACGGGGACCTGTATACATGGAAAACCCATGAAAAGTGTTCGTGGCTTGCCATGGAGCTCAAC